ATCAAAGTATTCGTTAACTGACTGAATAACTTTTGATTTAATTTCATTGTCACTAAATTTAGTACCTGGTACTTTAATTACTTTAAATTTACTACGATACTCTGAATCACTGTTAGCACCAAATAATAATTTAAATTTACTTGGTCTAAATACTAACTGATCACTAATGGCTTTATTATCACCTAGTGTATTAAAATTATTGAATAACTCCTCAGAAGTTGGTTGAACAGGAAACAAACTAACATCTTCGTTTCTACTTAACCAGTTTTTTACTGAAGTATGATATGTGTCTGTTAAGATATACATATCAATAATATTACTTACACTTGGATCTACACGCTGGTTTGCTGGTGCAAAGTGTTTGTGATTAAAGAAGAATGTACTTGCTGTTACATCTGGTGCTTTAACGTTAGTACTGTATGTAACAAATCCTCTGCCAACATATGCTCTATAGAACGTGTCAACTTGGTTTGATGTAAAGATACCTGTATCTAAAGATTCATTTTCTTGTTGTAATATTGTTGCACTCTGTGATCCTACTGTGCCTCCAAACTTATAAAATCTTCTATCATATTTGTTGTATACAATAGTTGAAGATCCGTCTGTTGGTGTAGGACTATTTAACGTGTTAACTGTTAATGGTATAGTTCCAGGATTGCCTGCGTTGTTTTCATTAATACAAACTATAGGTCTTACTGATTCTGATGTAACAGGTCTATAGTAAGTGTATCCGTCAAAGTCTGTGTAACTTTCAAAGAATGTATATTCTGTATTACTAATAATGTTTTCAAAACTTAAAGGTAAGTCAGGAACATTATCGTCATCTGTGTCGCTAGGCTTGATAATAATTTTACGTGGATCTTGATATCCATCTTCGTATATGAAACTGTCTACAATATCAAAACTTATTTCTTTTTCTAGTTTTGTAACATCGTCTAATACTAAACTTGCAGTTGCTAGTTTACTTGCATTGTTATGATATGACGGTAGTGTTGCAATAGGAGAATCAATAGTTAATGTACTATCTGGATCATATTTTTTACCTAGTGCTTCTGCTTCTGCAACTATATCTGTAATACTTCCAGAGTTAAAGTCAAACATTGCAACATCAACAGAATCATTTATTCCAAATGTATTTCCTGTTTTTGCTCTTATTGCTAAATCGCCAATGTTTTTATAACCTGATCCTGCATCTATAATACTAAAGTTTGTAATAGCATTTGAAGCATCAAAAGTAACCATAAGTTTTGCACTTCTACTAAAATCTTTTGACCCATCGTATGATGATGTTGGATTATCAATATAGAATGGCTGTGATGCTGATAATGCAGTATATGAATCTGTTTCATCACCAGTTCCGTCATTCTTATATCTGTTTTCAATGATATGAGTAGTGTTGTTTAGTGATGACGCATTTTGTGATATAGTACCACCTGGGTTCCAAGCCTCTGCTCCTGATCCTAACACTGTATCATTGATACTTAAGAAAGGTGTAAATGCACTTGTAACATTCACTCCGTCATTGTTAGTAACGTTAATACCAATTGTACTATTATTAATATATCCAATTCCTGGGTTTGTAATTCTTATAAATTCAAGTTGCTTTTTATTATCTAAGTTAGTTGCTAGTACTGTTACTGAATCTTTTTTGCTTGTACCAGTAGCAGTGTCAACAGTTTTAAATTCGTTATTGAAGAAAAATCTTGTTTCTTTATCACTTTCAAAAATATATCTTACGCCTCTTGATGTAATTCTATATTGATTGTTGCCCATGTACTGACACTTAACTAACCAACTACTGTCTTGGTTATTACTTGTAACATCTGCTCTGTAATCAAAACTAACTGTATCTTCTGGAGCAATATCGTTTTCATTTACTAATCTAAATGATGGTAATCCAGTAGTTGCATTTGTATAATCATATGCAATACCAAAAGTATTACTTTGAATAATTGCTTCTTCAATAGCATCTAATTCAGTTGTATTAAACACTCTTCTAAACACTGGAATTATTCTTCTAATCTGTGAACCATTAGGAACATTCTTTTTAAATGTAATTCTGTGACCAGTGTCATCTGTTCTATCTGTAATATTTTGCACTACAACGTTTTCTGTTTTAGATGTAACACTGTTAACATATTCTAAAACACAAAGTTCTCTAATTAACTTAAATTGCGTATTAGCATCTAAGCCACTTGTAGTCCAGTTTGCTGGATTGCCTACTTGTGGTGCAAGTACACCAACATTATTTGTTGCTTGTTGTTGATCAGTATTGAATACTAATCTATTGTTACCTTGCAATGTTAATTCATCTGGCGATACTGAAAGTATACTATTTCTATAATCTTCATAGAAGAAATTAGTAATACTATCGTGTCCAAACATAACTTCAATATGTTTTTTAATTAACTGTTCAATGTTTAAGTTTGTATCAAACGTTGCTGTTTTTTCTTGCTGGCTAGGTTCTTTGTATAAGATACCATCTTCGCCAAATACGTTTGTATTTGCAATAGTTCCAGTAGGATCATTGATATCAATATATCTACTATGTCCTGCATGAGTCCTATTAATACTTTTAATTTTTTTAATATCAGTTGACTTGATTAGTGGATAAACATTGTAGTCAATGCTACTAATCATTCTGTCCTGTGTGTAGAATGTTTGAGGTGCTCTTACTTTCACATCAGATATTGTTTCTGCTGTTACGGCATTACTAATGGTATATGTTAGTGCATATGTCATTGTAAGCAAGTGAGTTTCGCCTGATTTTGAAATATATGGAATACTTACAGACTTCTCTCCAAACTCATCTGGACGTATACTATATCTTTTGTTCTCTGACGTTCTGTACCATAACCTGTATGTACCTGAAGGTGTACTTGCAAAAATGTTGTCACCAAATTTTAATTGTATGCCACCGTTTGCTAAAGTATCTACTTCATAAATTGTTCTTGTACTACTGTCAATGTTGTTGAATATAATATTGTTTCCACTAACATTAGAAACTTTTTCCCATTGACTTCTAACAGAGCCTTCACTGTCGATCTCTTGAAAGTAAACATCAAGGTCGTTAATGTTATCATCAAGAACACTTATTACCCTGTTAGGTAATGGATTATCAATTTGAAAATCTTCGTTCTTTAACGTACCTTGTTTTGTGTAAAAGAAGAATCCGGTATTATCACTGCTATTACCTAAACCGTCGTTCATATAAATTAATTTAAATGCTGATTCAGGATTTGGATTTTCTTCGTATAGGTATTGTCCGTCAATGAAATTAGGATTAACTAATTCCATATCAACTGTATCGTTACTAATAGGAGTTGTAAAAGGATATACAACATTTAATCTTGTAACATTATCAATTGGATATAATTCTGTTTTAATTCCACTTACACTGCCTTTCTTAAAAGGTGTACCAAATTGGTTTTGACTTGTAAAGGCGGCATTTAAAACTGTAAGGAATTGTTCTTGGTAATCTTCGTTACTTGGATCGTCCCAAATAATTGGAATGTTTGACAAGTCATTACCTAAACTATCTTTTACGTTTTCGTTTGTTTGCACACTTAAAATTTTAAGTGTACCTGTGCCTGGTAAGTTTCTTTTAATTTTATAGTTTAATTGTTTTGCAATTCTAAGAACACTTTCTTTTCTTTCTGCTGTGTCTAAAAAGTTTTCTCTAGCATTTAAGTCTGCTCTAAAACTAACAAGTTGTCCTAGGTATGCTAGTAGTTCTACGATTGCTATAAATTCTGAACTTTCAATGTAGTCATTAAATTCTTCTGGAAAGTTGTTGCTCAAGTAGGCGAGCATAGATTCTTTGATAGTATCAAAGTCATATGATGTAAAGTTAATCTCAGAAAAACTTCTAACAATAACGTCTATGTCTTCTGCCGCAAATAAATTATTTTGTCTTACAGACTGTGCCATTTTAACTCTCCGCCGTTATTCCAAAGTTTTCGTACAATAAGTCAATTGTTTTTTCTTCTTGTGTTGGAACATAAAAAGCACTTATCCTAATTGATACTGCCTGCTCAACTTGTTCAACCTGTACGTTATTAATTTTTAATCTTGGGTCTTCTGTAGCAATTCCAAATACTTCTTTTTTAATTTCATCAACTAGATCTGAAGTAAATGGTTCCATCACTAGTTCTGGTAGTATACTGCCAAACTCTGGTAACATAACTCTTGAACCTTTTCTAGTTTCAAGATGATTAACAAAGTCAGCAACGCTCAAGTCCACATCACGCAACGTGAATGGGCCTTTTAGTTTGTTTTTGCTACTATATCCAATAAATGACGTCATTATATGCCTCTATATTTATTTATCGCCTAGGTTAAAGCAGTTTTTTATTCTGTGTCAGAAAGTTTAGTAAATAATTCTACTTCTGCTTTTCTACGATTAACAAGTCCTTTCACTACTTGACGTTGCCCATTTATTGTTGCTTTTGTCCACATCATGAATGCATCTGGGACATCTGGGAAAGAATTGGCATTTATACGTTTTACAACGCTACTTTTCTTAAATCCGCCAACACCAATGTTAAATGATAAACTTACACACGCATCAAACTGATTCTGTGAAAGTTCTACTTTACAAGCCTCTTGCACTGATTTAATAAATCTTACAAGATCTTGTCTTAATAATGCCATTACTTGATCATCTGTTAATGGTGGTTTAATAAAAGTACCACCTATGTTAATAGCACCACGTTGATTTTCTTCTGGTAATAGCAAGTGTCCTACACCAACAGTTGGAAGTAATGCTACATCTTTATAAATGCTTTTCTTAAATCCTTCATGATGCATAACAAACTTTAATCCATTATCACTAATTGTCATTCCTGAAACTTCAAAACGTGATTGAGGTTTACTTTGTGCAACGGCATCAGTTTCATTTAATGAATCTTCTAGTTTTTCATATTGCGGATTACCAGCACTATCGTAACCTGTACCTACAAATTTACCTTCAGCACTTTCATAATCAAGTGGTTTGTTTGCTACAGAGCTAATTGCGCCAGTTTTAGCAGGAGCAGTTCCTTCGACTGAAGTTTCTGATCTATCACTAGTGTTCTCTTGGATCGGGTTACCCGCCGCGGCACTGTTTGTGAAACTGTAACTTGAACTTGATGTTTTATGACCAACCCATGGTTCCATAGTTGGCAAAGTAGTTGCTGGTGTTGTTTTATTATTTGAATGTTTACCTGGTTCTAATGCTTCTAGTGCATCTACAACGTTCTTGTGTCTTTTTAAGACAACTTTACTTGCTTCTGCAGGACTGTCTGCATCACTTGGTGAACTTGGAGTACCTGCTGGATTTAAATGAATGTTAGCACTTGATTTTGCAATAAAGTCACTTGCACTAATTGCAGACCATTCGCCACCTAATGCACGTTGTCTAATATTTGTACCTGCTCGTATGTTGTATTGTGTACCAGTATTGATTGTAGTTTCTGTTCCTACAGTTAAGTCATAGTCTGATTCGTATTCAGTTTTTACATCACCTGTAACAGTAGTATCTCTTGTACTAGCAAACGTTTCTTGTATTGCTCCGCCAATTCTATGATCTACTGTACCTGCTTGATTAATTCTTGTATTACCACCAACGTTAACATTTAAATTTCCATCAACGCCAATGTTTAAATTTTTATCTGTATGTAAGTTCATGTTGCCTTCACTTCTGACACTAAACTCACCTTTACCGTAAATGCTTATATTACCTCTGTTATCAAGTTCAACCCAAGCAGTTGATTCTTTATTTGAAATATAAATTACTTCAGCACTGTCGTGAAGTAGTATTTGATGTCCACCTCTAGTTCTTAATCTAACTAATTCTGATGTACCTCTTATATCACCATCGTCTAAAACTAAACTGTGTCCACCATGTCTTTTTTTAACTTGTTGTGCATTCGGAATAGTTGCATCAACTGGTCCTGGTGTATTAACACCAAACACCTGACTAGGTGTTTCTCTTTGTGCATTACTAGTTGTTGGTCCTCTAACAAAATCTCTAATTAAACCTGACTCAACTAAATGATTAAATCTAGGAGTATGTTCTGGTCTTCCTTTTGCAGGATTATGTGGATCAACTATTGATGACGAATGTTTGTTGTATTCTGTTACAGGTCTTTCTACTGGGTGTCCTGCTTTGTTAGATTTGCCAAAAGCAATATCAGGCATACTATGATTCATATATGACTCTTGTAAAGCACCTAGCCATATACCTCTATTTTCGTCTCCATCTAAAAATGCTACAACTATTCTATTGCCTTCATCGGGTGGAACAAACCACATACCATAAGACACAGGAGTTCCTTCAAATGTATCACCTTGTATGTATTCTGGTTTTGCAGGACTTTGACCAGCAAACGGACTAGCGTAACTAAATGACTTCCAATAAGATTCGTTATCTTCTTGTCCACCTAGGTCAGGTACCCATGCTAATAGTCTGCCCATCTTTTGAGGGTCATATGATTTTTTAACAATAGCAATATAAATGCCATTGTGTCTACTAGCATTACCACCTTTATATTGTGCAGGTTTTTCTTTGTAAACTTTATTAGTTGTAATGTACTTTCTTTTAGTCATCTAATGCCCTATATACTTAAATTTTCGCCTGTTTCTTTAAACGTTAAACCATTTAAATCTGATCCTAGATCTCTACGCAATCCTAATGTTGTAGTATATTGTCCATCGTCGCCCCATTTATGATTGGCTTCAATTACCATATACAATCCATTAATTGCATTTTTATTATTAATTTTCATAAACCCATCTGGTCCGTATTCACTTACTTGGTTACTAACAATAATAATCATTAAAGGTTTAGTAGTTGATATATCTCTGTTTTGTGATGCGTTTCTAGATAAGTCTGGCAAATATAATAAGTCGCCTTTGACTGTCATTTCAATATTCATCATATCACCAACACTACCAACATTTTTAGCATTGTTAAAATATTGTGCTAACAATCCACCACCTGGTGTAGTATCACCTTCAACACCTGTTTGTGTAACTTTTCCTGTTTCATAAAACATAACAGGTAATGGTTTATCTTTGTAATAATCTGCAAATGCTTGTCTTGATACATCACCAGCAAAAACTGTATTAGTACCGACGTTTGGATTTCTTTGACCAGCAACAGTTATACCATTGTTGTTATTTCTTCTTGTATTGTTGTTATTATTTCTATTATTAATTGCTTGTCCAACATTGCTATTTGCTTTAACATTTTCGTTTTCAGTAGCAACACCATTTCCACCTGTTGCATTATCTATTGTTTTTTCAGTTGAGTTCTGATACTCTCTTAATG